GGCTTTAAAAAACTATAGCACAGGCTCTTTACTCAACCAATTAGATAACATGGCTCAGATTATTAAGAAAGAAGTAGTCAATGGTATTATAGCAGGAACTCCCACACAAACAGTATTAGAAGCAGTTAGAGGTCAAGGAGCATTGAGTAGAAGGCAACTACAAACATTAATAGATACATCTATGAATGAGTATAGCAGGAGTGTTACTAAGGTTATGATAGATTCTATGCCTAAAGAAACTAAATATGTGTACATAGGTGCATTAGATGGCAAGACTAGACCTGAGTGCTTAGAGATGATGTCAGCAGGAGAACAAACTAAAGCAGAAATAGAATCAACATTTGGTAGTGATGTTTTTATAAATGGTGGTGGTTATAATTGCAGACATAAGTGGGAAATTTCAGTACAAGATAAGTTTGGGCATGACCAAAAAGGTGCTAAAAAGTTATTAGATGAGAAGGATTTAAACTAATGAATATAAATAAAAGATTTATAAAAATATATCTTGGAGCAGCTATCTTTGTTTCTATAATAATTATTATTGTGTTTTACTCAGTAGATTTTGAAGCAATAGTTGATAAAGCTGAAGAAGAAGTTAAGGAAAAGGTGGAAGAAGTTAAGCAGGAAGTTCAGGAAAAGATTGATGTTAAGAAAGAAAAGATAGAACAGAAGATAGACAAAGCTGAGAAAGAAGTTAAAGAAAAAATAAAAGAAGTAGAGAACAGAATTAAAAATAAACTAAAGAAGATTAAGATTAATGGCTAAGGGTAAACAATTTAAAATACCTGCAACACTATTCAATAAAACATTTTGGAATCACTTTGGATCAGTAGCAGTCAATGCATATAGACATTATATATTTGATAAGACTAATCCAAGAATGTCTAATGATAGACCTTTTCCAGTATATTCTGACAAATATAAAAAAAAGACAGGTAAACTTAAAAGACAAGATACAAGTTTTGCAAATTCTAAAGCACCATTGCTAACAGGTGATTTAATGAGAAATACAAACCATTCTACAGATGCTAAAAATAATGCTATCTATATTGGGTGGAATGCAGAGGCTAATAAAGTAAAGTGGCTAAGAGATATGCAGCCTGAAAGGGTATTAACTAGCAAGGCACACCCATTCCCTAAAAAGATTACTGGGCAAAAATTAATGAAGCTATTTAACCAGCATTTAAAGAAGGTTATGCCTAAAGGAACAAGAACAACTACCATAGGCAAAAAGAAATAAATGTTTTTTATTAAGTATTTTTAATTATATTATAGCGAAGTTTTATAAACTAATTACTCACAAAAGAGGTCTAAAATGTCAGAAGAAAACACAACTCAAACTCAAGAAACTGAGGTAAATCAACCTAGCACAGAAGCTAGTCAAAACAATGTTCAAGATGGAATGATTCCTAGAAGCAGATTAAATGAAGTTAATAATAAATACAAAGATTCATTAACTCAGAATCAAGACCTTCAGGCTCAATTAGATAAAGTAAAAGCAGACCAAGAAACAGCAAGAATAGGTGAACTGGAAAAGCAGGGTGAATATAAAAAGCTGTTAGAAGAAGCTAATGCTAAACTTAAAGAATCCTCAGTTGTTGTAAAGGAATATGAGGAATATAAAACAAATAAGAGAAATACTCTTATGGAGCAACTAACTGAAGATAATGATAAATCTATTGCTGAGAGCCTTCCACTTGATAAGCTAGAGTTGTATGTAGGTAAGGTAACTAATACAGCTAACCCTTTGCCAACTAATACAAGTAGAGCAACTAGCCAACAACCTCAAGGTGACTTTGGTGGTTATGAATCTTATGAAGAATGGGCAAGTAAAGATCCCAAAGGATATAAAGAAGCTAACCAAACAAATTCAACTAAAGGCATAGTTATTGGCTATTAAAAAAGACCATTCTAAAATCTTAGGAGTTGATTATGATCCAAATCAGGACATGAAGGTTGATGTAAAGCCTGATGGTGATTGTGATGTAAAGTACAAAGGTCAAAAGATGGATTATATGACTTATGTAGATGAGATTGAAGAAAGGGCTGATAGGAATAGTAGAGGAAAATCTATTACTTCTAAATCTATTGGTACATTTGGAGGCTGGGGAGAAGGAAAGCTGAAGAAACCTTACAAAAGTTAATTTTATTTAATTTAATAGTAAGGAGATGAAGCTATGGCTTTAACAAACACAAGTACTGCTGCTGGTGGTCTAGGAAGAACCATTGGAGATGCAGTTATCGCATTTAATCATGTTAATGTGATGTTCCCTTTAGTAACTGTTCAACAGGCTGCTCAAGGCTCAAATCATGTTAATTTCTCAGATTGGACTAAACTGACATCAAGTAATGTTACAGAAGCTACTCAAGCAACTACAACTACAGCAGTTGCAATAACAACAGCAGCTAGAACTGCAACTATTTCAGAACATGTTATTGCTTCTACAGTAAGTGATTTAGTGCTTATGGGATCAGGTGATGATATTAGAGGTCAAGCAGGAACTGCTTTAGGTAATGCAGTAGCTGCTAAACTTGATGATGACTTAGTTGAACTAGGTAAAACATTTTCACAAACAGAATGTGGTGCAGGAACTGAACTTGCATTGTCACATATATTTGGTTCAATGAGGCAGTTAAAAGCTGCATCTGCTCCAATGCCTTATAATTTAGTTCTTTCACCTAAACAGGTGTGGGGTGCTAAAGGATTAATTTCATTGTTGCATGATGATGCTGTTACAGGCTCAAATGCTAAACCAATGTCTTTAATGGGATCTAAAGGTGATGAAGCATTCCAAGTTGGATTTGTTGGCTCTATTGCAGGATTCAATGTATATTGGTCTGACCAAATAGATGAAAATGTATCTTCAGGTGGAGATGCAGCAGGTTTTGCTTTTTCTTCAGGAGCAATAGGCTTAGGTGTTGGTGCTGAAGGCTTATTTAGAGTTAGAGAAGAAAGAGATGAAATGCTAAGAGCAGTAAACTATGTATGTACTGGCTTTTGGGGTGAAGTTGAGATTAAAGATGCTTATGGTGTCTATGTCTTATCTGATGTTTCATAAATCATAATATAAAAGGGAGTGGGCAACTGCTCCCTTTTACTTACAGGAGAAAAATTTTATGTCAAGATATTTTAAAAAACCAAATGGTGTTATTATAGAAGCAGCACCTAACCATGATATTAATTCACTAGAATCTAGGTTTGTTGAAGTAGATGCTAGTGGTAATGAGATTAAAAAAGAAGCACCAAAACCAAAAAAGAAATCCTCAAAGAAGAAAGGAGATAAATAATGGCTATAGTTGCTAAAACTTTTTTACATAATGATGACAAGATTGTAGGTGCATCAGGAGATGCTGATGGTATCTTGCCTGAAGATGTGCAGGATTGGATTACTGCTAATGGTGGAACTGTAGATGGTACATCAAATCTAAATGTTACTTGTTGTCCTTATGGTAAAAAAATATTTACTTTGATTGTTATAGACAATAATGCTTAATGTCACTAATAGATAACATTAAAAAATCAGAAGGTTTTAGGTCTAAGGTTTATAAGTGTACTGAAGGTTATGACACTATAGGCTATGGCTTTGCTATTAAGGATTTGCATCTAGATGAAGATATTTGTAATATGATACTAGAAAGAAAACTAGCAGAACTTAAAATAAGAGTTGTTAGGCAATTTCCTTTTTTTGATGACTGTCCTGAAGAAGTGCAAGATGTTCTCATGGAGATGTGTTTTCAAATTGGTGTAAAAGGTGTATCTAAATTTTCCAAAACTATAGACCATATTATGAGGAAGGACTATAGATCTGCAAGTTCAGAAATGTTGCTATCAAAATGGGCTACACAAACACCAAATAGAGCAAAGAAACTATCAGACCAAATGAAATATGCAAGATAGGCTTGGTTGCCCTAATTGTTATAGCATTCAGTTAATAAAGAGTGGTTGGGATTATGGGAAACAAAGATACCAATGCAAAAGATGTAAACATAGGTCTTCATATCCAGTAACAGATGTAGAACTACTCAGAGAAAATGTAAGATATAGAAAAGAAAAACAGAAAGCCCAAGATGTTACAAGAATAGAAAGAAAGGGCTTTAGAGAACATGCAAGAATTGAAAATGCTGTAGAAGAATACAGCAGAGAATTAAAACAGCTTTTTGAAAATTATAAACTACACAAGGCAACAAGGAAACATAAAAGTAGTAGTAAGGCAGTAGGAGTTATTCAATTTAGTGATGTCCATTTTAATGAACTGGTGGATCTTAGCAATAACAGGTATGATTTTAAAGTTGCAGCACAAAGATGTCAATATTTTGTAGAAAGGGCTAAACAATACTTCAAGAATGCTAATATAAGCAACGTAGTAGTGGCTTTAACAGGAGATTTACTAAATTCTGATAGAAGGTTAGATGAACTGCTAAACCAAGCTACAAACAGGGCTAAAGCTACCTTTTTATCAGTTGATATTATGCAGCAAGTAATATTAGACATAAACAAACAGTTCAATGTTTCTGTTGCAAGTGTAGTTGGGAATGAAGGTAGAGCCAACAAAGAACTAGGTTGGAGTAATGTAGTAGCTACTGATAATTATGATTACACTATTTATAATTGCCTTAGATACCTATTTAAAGATTCTAAAGTACATTTTATAGATGGTGATCCTAGTGAGATAGTAGTAAATGTAGCAGGGCAAAACTTACTAATGCTACATGGACATGGTGGATTGAGAGGTGGAATAGAAAAAGCAATCAATCAAATTATGGGCAGGTACTCAGCTAAAGGCATAGATGTTGATTATGTAATCTTTGGGCATGTTCATTCTGCAAGAGTAGGAGATAATTATTCAAGAAGCTCCAGTATGGTAGGTGCAAATGATTACTCTGAAAAGGCTTTAAATTTAACAGGTAGGGCATCTCAGAATTGCTATATCTTTTACAACAATGGCAATAGAGATGGAATTAAAATTGATTTACAAAATGTAAGTAATAAAGGATATGAAATTGATAAAAGTTTGGAAGCATATAATGCAAAATCAGCTAAAAAAACGAATAAGCAAGAAACAATCTTCAAGGTTGTTGTTTAATTCTTTCATGAATACCTCCTCCTATTTAGTGTGTTGTGTGCTTCCTTTTATTACAGGAGAATTATGTCAAAAACATTAATGGCAGGATTAAGTGGTATAACAGTTACATGGATAGAATGGTTGCCAGTAGCTGTAAGAGTTTTGGTGGGGTTAGCAACCTTTGCCTATGTATGTTTAAAAATTTATAAGCTATACAATAAATGAATGAAGAAGAATTACAAAAACAAGCAGAGGGTTTTCTAGGTAATTGGTTATGGTTATTTATTTCAGGTATAGCATTCCTTCTTTTCAAATCAACAATAGAAAGTGTTGTAGAAGGGATAAAAGTATTTTTAGGGAAGGACATTAATACAGATGATGTGGTTATTTTAGATGATAGACCTGCAAGAGTTATTAGAGTTGGATTATGGAAAACAACCTTTTTTGCCTATGATATTGGTACAGCCAATGGCAAACCTTTTGTCAAAGGTGGCACAAAGATTCAGATCCAAAATGATAAAC